CTTTAAGCCTATTATGGATGGTATGGACAAACCTAAAACTGAGTTATCTTTCCGTATACCTGCATCAAAGATTACAAAAAAGAACATGTATAATTCTGAGGAAGATACAATTGAGGGCTTAGATACATCAATAGATTGGAAGAATACAGAAGATAACTCTTATGACGGAGAAAAGCTATTGTTCTTGGCTCATGACGAGAGTGGGAAATGGCTGCGACCAAATAACATTAAAGAAAATTGGCGAGTAACTAAAACTTGTCTTAGATTAGGCTCTAAGATTATTGGTAAGTGTATGATGGGTTCAACCTCAAATGCTTTATCAAAAGGTGGTAGTAACTTTAAAGACATCTATGAAGATTCTTCAGTACTACATAGAAATGCAAACGGGCAAACTAAAAGTGGACTATACTCATTATTTATTCCTATGGAATGGAATATGGAAGGATTTATTGACTTATATGGTATGCCTGTATTCAATGCTCCTGAAGAACCAATACTAGGAGTAGATAAAGTATTAATAAAAAATGGTGCTATTGATTATTGGGAAGCGGAAGTTGATTCATTAAAGAGTGATGCTGATGCATTAAATGAATTTTACCGTCAGTTTCCAAGAACAGAATCTCACGCTTTTAGAGATGAAAGTAAACAATCGATATTTAATCTAACAAAGATATATCAGCAAATTGATTACAATGATTCAACAATAAGAGAACATCATACCACTCGTGGTAGCTTCCATTGGAGAGATGGTGTGCAAGATTCAAAAGTTATATGGACACCTGATTCAAGGGGAAGATTCTCTGTGAGTTGGATTCCAAATAAATCAATACAGAACAATGTATATAATAGAAATGGCACTGCTCATCCGGGCAATGAACATATGGGTTCGTTTGGATGTGACTCCTATGATATATCTGCTGTAGTAGGTGGTAGGGGGTCAAACGGTTCTTTACATGGCATGACAAAATTCCATATGGATGAAGCTCCTGTAAATGAATTTTTTTTAGAGTATATTGCAAGACCGCAAACTGCAGAGATATTTTTTGAAGAAGTGTTAATGGCTTGTATTTTTTATGGTATGCCTATACTAATAGAAAACAATAAACCAAGGCTACTATATCATTTTAAAAATAGAGGATATAGAGGATTTTGTTTGAACAGACCTGATAAGTTATACAATAAGTTGTCTAAGACAGAACGTGAACTTGGTGGTATACCAAACTCATCGGAAGATGTAAAGCAATCACACGCATCTGCCATTGAATCTTATATTGAAAAATTTATAGGAATGGATTTAGCAGGTAACTACAGGGATTCAGATGAAATAGGAACAATGCCTTTTACAAGAACATTAGAGGATTGGGCTAAATTTGATATAAACGATAGAACTAAATTTGACGCTTCAATTAGCTCAGGATTAGCTATAATGGCTAATCAAAAACATATATATATACCTGAGAAAAAAGAATCAAAAATTAGCATTAACTTTGCAAGATATAGTAATGATGGAAACACAAGTCAATTAATTGAATGAAAGATACGATAATAGACATAACATCTGCTTCATTCCCAAGTCAGTTAGCAACAGACAGCGAAAAAGCAACAGAAAAATTTGGCCTACAAGTTGGACAAGCTATTCAATATGAATGGTTTAGAAAAGATGGAGGGTCGTGTAGATTTTACAGTCAATGGAGAGATTTTCATAGACTCAGATTGTATGCTCGTGGAGAACAGTCTATTGCAAAATACAAAAATGAATTAGCAATAGATGGTGATTTATCTTATCTAAATTTAGATTGGACACCTGTTCCTATTCTTCCAAAGTTTGTAGATATTGTAGTTAATGGTATGTCAAGTAGACTTTTTAAAGTTAAGGCATATTCTCAAGATGCAATGTCGCAACAAAAAAGAAGTAGATTCCAAGATATGGTTGAAGGTCAAATGGTAGCAAAAGCTCCACTTGAAATGATTCAACAAAAAACAGGAGTTAATCCATTCATTATGCCCCCTGAAGATTTACCTAAATCAGATGAGGAGTTAATGCTTTATATGCAGTTAAATTATAAACCTGCTATTGAGATTGCTGAAGAAGAAGCTATTAATACAATCTTTGATGAAAACCATTATCAAGATATTAGACAAAGAATAGATTATGACTTAACAGTAATAGGTATAGGTATAGCAAAGCATGAGTTCTTATTGGGCTCAGGTGTTTCTATTTCATATGTAGACCCTGCAAATGTTGTTTATAGTTATACTGAGTCACCAACTTTTGATGATTGTTTTTATTGGGGAGAAATTAAAACTCTTCCTATTACAGAATTATTAAAAATTAAACCATCAATAAAAAAAGAAGAGCTAGAGAGAATATCTAAAAGCAGTCAAGGATGGTATGATTATTATAATGTATCTCAATTTTACGAGAATAGTTTATTTTCTAAAGACACTTGTACGTTGCTTTATTTTAATTATAAAACAACAAAAAAAGTAGTATATAAGAAAAAACTTTTAGAAGGTGGTGGCTCAAGGGTTATTGAAAAAGACGATACGTTTAATCCACCTGTAGAAATGATGGAGGAAAATAACTTTGTCAAAATCGAAAAGACTATTGATGTTTGGTATGATGGAATAATGGTAATGGGAACAAACATTATTATTAAGTGGGAGATGGCTGAAAATATGGTAAGACCAAAATCAACATCTCAACATGCATTGCCAAATTATGTTGCTAATGCTCCAAGAATGTATAAAGGTAACATAGAGTCTTTAGTTAGACGAATGATACCATTTACTGATTTAATACAAATAACGCATTTAAAGCTACAGCAAGTAATTGCAAGAGTTGTACCTGATGGTGTCTTTATTGATGCTGACGGATTAAATGAAGTAGACTTGGGAACAGGTGCTGCATACAACCCTGAAGATGCATTAAGATTGTATTTTCAAACAGGTAGTGTTATTGGAAGAAGTTATACTCAAGAGGGTGACTTTAACAATGCAAAAGTTCCTATTACTCAATTAACTTCAAATTCAGGGTTAAGTAAAACCCAAATGTTAATATCTAATTACAACCATTATATGGATATGATTAGGTCTGTAACAGGATTAAATGAAGCAAGAGATGGAAGTACACCTGATCCTAATTCATTAGTAGGCGTTCAGAAATTAGCGGCATTAAATTCAAATACAGCAACAAGACATATTCTTGATGGTGGTCTATATATATACAGGAGTTTAGCAGAAGCATTAACATATAGAGTGGGAGATATTTTACAATATGCAGACTTTAAAGATGATTTTGCAAATAAAATTGGAAAGTATAATGTTTCAATATTAAATGATATTTCTGATTTATATATTTATGACTTTGGAATTTTTATTGAAGTATCTCCTGATGAAGAACAAAAAGCACAGCTTGAAGCAAACATACAAATGGCTTTATCTAAAGGCGATATAAATCTTGAAGATGCTATTGATATTCGTGAGTTAAAAAATCTTAAACTTGCAAATCAATTGTTGAAGATGAAGAGAAGTCAGAAGCAAGACAGGGAAGACCAAAATAAAATGCAGATGCAAGCAATGCAAGCGCAGCAGCAATTAAAGTCTCAAGAAATGGCAATGCAAACTGCGATGCAAAAAATACAAATGGAATCTGATGCTAAGTTAAAATTAAAACAAGCTGAAGTTCAATTTAATATTCAACAATTAACAGCAGAAGCTCAACTCAAAAAAGAATTGATGGCAGTAGAGTTTGACTATAATATGCAATTAGGTGGCTTACAGCAGAATAACTTGAAGACTAGAGAGAATGAGAGAGAAGATGCTAAAGCAAAAAGAATAAGCCAACAAAATACTGAACAATCAAAATTAATAAATCAAAGAAAGAATAATTTATCTCCTATAGACTTCCAAAACAGTGAAGATGATTTAGATGGATTTAATGTCCCTCAAAACAAACCTATGACTTTTGAGTCAAATGAAGATAGTTTAGATGGATTTGATATGGGGGAATTTTCACCTCGTTAAAATATTAAATTTTTTTGTATAACTTTGTAAAAAATAAAATCAAATAAAATGGAAATGAAAGTTAAATTACTAGACGGAGCAGAAGAAAAAAGTATTGCTCAAATAGAAGAAGAATTACTTGCAAAGCACGAAGAGTCATTATCTATAGATAATAATTTTGAACCGCAAGAGCAAGAGCAAGAACAAGAGCAAGAACAAGAACAAGAGTTTCAACCTGAAGAGGAATTAAGCGAAGAAAGAGTTCTTTCATATATTGGAAAAAGATATAATAAAGAAATTAGTTCATTTGATGAATTAATGACTGAAAGAAATATCACAGAAGAAATTCCTTCCGATGTTGCTGCTTATATGAAATATAAGAAGGACACAGGAAGAGGGTTTGAAGATTTCATAAAGTTAAATAAAGATTTTGACGCTATGGATCCTGAAGACCTAGTAAAAGAATATTTGCAATCTACAAATTCAGAATTAGATTCTGATGATATAGAATCATTATTAGAAGATTATCAATATGATGAAGATTTAGATGATGATTCTTTTATTAAGAAAACAAAGATTGCAAGAAAAAAAATTATTGCTGAAGCTAAGAAACACTTCAAGAATCAAAAGGAGCAATACAATATACCTATCGAGTCGATTGGTGTTAATGTTTCCGATGATGAAAAAGAAAATTTCGAAGCATATAAGCAATATACCAAGGAAGCAGCGACTATTGATGAATCAAACAAGCGTAAGC